AGAATGCTCAGGCGCGAGTTGACCGCGTAGATATGTGGCTTTCCAAGAATTTGACCGAGCAGGAATACAATGTCATGGCAGATTTTGCCGTGGATGCTAATTCAATCAAGGTACTGGAAAAGATTATTGGCATTCAGGCTGAGCCATCCCTTTCTGATTTTGAGGCTGAACCTTCGACTGGATCAATGTCCGAAGACAAGCTGCGTCAGATGATGGATGACCCCCGCTATTGGAAAGCAGGCGAAATTGACAATGCTTACCGCGCCAAAGTAACCGAGGCGTGGCAAAAACATTTTGGTTAGTTAGTGCTTGCTAACCTGAGCAAGCCTGATTATTCTGTGTCCGTGGCCCCGCTGCCGGAAATCCTAGCCCCACGGGTAACTAGGATGGAAACTCAGAGGACAACCGCTGATTTTGTTTCAACAACTGGAGAACTGTAATGGCAAATACTATTGATACTGCCTTTGTAAAACAGTTTGAAAGCGAAGTTCATCTTGCATTTCAGCGCATGGGGGCTAAGCTGCTCAATACTGTTCGTCGTAAGACCAATGTTAAGGGTGAATCTACCACCTTCCAAAAGATCGGCACTGGCGTAGCTGGCACTAAGTCGCGCAACGCACAGGTTCCGCTCGCTAACCTGAGCCACACTAATGTTGAATGCTCACTGTCCGATTACTATCTCGGTGAGTATGTTGACAAGTTGGACGAATTGAAGATTCAGCATGACGAACGCGCTGCTGTTTCTACCTCTTTGTCTGCTGCTCTTGGTCGTCAGTCTGACCAGCTTGTTATCAACGCTGTTGATGGCTCTGGTAATTCTACGACTGCTACTGGTGCTGTTACTCAGGCTAAGCTGGAAGAAATCTACGAAGCCTTTGGTAACAACGATGTACCTGATGATGGTCAGCGTTACCTGTTGGTTTCCCCGCAGGGTTGGACCGACCTGATGGGCATCACTGAGTTCTCTAGCCGTGACTATGTTCCGGAAGCTGAACTGCCGTGGAAGGGTGCTGGCTTCTCTGCCAAGCGTTTCATGTCCTTCTTCGTGATGACTCACTCTGGTTTGACCAAGGCATCTTCTGTTCGTAACTCACTGGCGTATCACCGCAATTCTGTTGGTGCTGCATCTGGTGCAGAAGTGAGCATGGATGTCACTTGGCAGGGTAAGGAACAGGCTCACCTGATGGTAGCTTCTATGTCGCAGGGCGCAGTCCTGATTGACGACAATGGTTGCTACATCCTCAAGCACACTGAATCCTAAGGGGGTGAACCATGGCATTTTCTGCTGACAATATGAAGCGCATTAACATCGGTGACGAAGCACTTTATGTGTACAAGTCTGCTGATGCTATCGCTACTGTTGCCGCCTCTGGCTACTTCAACAACTTCTACGCTTCTCTCAAGAAGGGTGACGCGATCATGGTGATCGACTCAAGCACCCCGACTGTGGATGTGTGTGTTGTTTCTAGTACCACTGGTGCAACTACCGTTACTGTAGTTAACGGAACCTGATGAATCGGGGCGGTCTTTCGGGGCCGCCCCCTTTCTTGGAGTTTTAGATGGGTGCTTCGACTGCAATTGCTGTAGCCCAAAAAGCCTGTGCGCTGATTGGTATGCAACCAATTACCTCGTTCAATGACGATTCCTCTGAGGGAATTGTCTTGAATGCTATCTACGATGAAATCGTAGAGTCGGAGTTAGCCTCGTTTCCTTGGCGTTTTGCTATGGCACAACGCACATTAAATCGGTTAGCGGCTACGCCAAGCGCACGGTGGACTGCCGCTTACCAACTTCCAAATGACATCTTGATGGTTCGCGCTGTCACGGTGAACGATTACAACATCGAGTATGACCGCTACGATGACAACATCTATTGCGATGCTGGCGACAATGATGTGGTTGTGCTGGATGGCATTTACCGGGCTGATGAAATTGATTGGCCTGCCTATTTCCGGCTTGGGATTGAGTATCGACTGGCCTCTGCGCTGGCTTCTGGGGTATCCATGCAGGCTGACATTGCGCAGCTAATGGAAGAAAAAGCTGAACTCCAGATTCGTAAAGCGCGCCACACGGACTCTGCATCTCAAACAACCAGAAAGGTTAACCTGAACCGACTGACCAACGCGAGGCTGTAAGCCATGAGAAGGGTAAGAACCCTCCAGACCAACTTCTCGTCTGGGCAACTTGACCCCTTAATGGCGGCTCGGTCGGATACCAAAGCCTATGGCAATGGTGTCGAAACCCTAACCAACTTTATGCAGCTAGTGCAGGGTGGCATTAAACGCCGACCCGGTATGGAATATCTTGCTGATATTGGTAAATCAGTTCGATTACTTCCATTCGTTTTTAACGAAGATCAGATTTACATTGTTGCTTTGTCTGCTGGCGAAGCTCGGTTTTATAACACCTCAGGCACTTTGTTAACAACTTTATCCAGTCAGCCTTGGACTGTTAACAACCTATACAAACTTCGTTATACCCAGCGTAATGATGTGATGATTATTACGCATGAAGATTTCCAGATGCGAAAGATTACTCGTACTGGAATATCATCATTTACTTCTACTACATTTAGTTTTTCTCAGGATTTAGCAGGTGGCAAAAAATATTCGCCATTTTATAAATTTGCAGAAGATACGGTAACAATTACGCCAAGTGCGGTTACTGGATCAATCACATTAACAACTTCTTCTAGCGTATGGACAACAGATCATGTTGGCTCACGCATTGCAATTCATGGTCAACAAGTTTTAATTACTAGCTACTTTTCTGGTACGGTTGTTAATGCTACTGTTCAGGAAGATTTGTTTATTGACCAAGAATTAGAAATGACTGATGCAAGTGCTTTTCTAATTGGGGAAGTCGTTACTCAGACAGATTCAGAAGCAGAAGGCGAAGTTACAGCAATTGATACAGCAAGTACGCCTAATACAATTACAGTAGCAAACCTTAAAAAAGTTCCGTTCAAAGCTAATGCGTCAGGTACAGATGTAACTGTTGGCGGATTGTCTGGCGCAGAACAAGAGGTTACTGCTGTATCTACGGTTAGCCCGCAGCCTACTCGTGATTGGGCAGAAGAAGTATTTAGCACCGCTAGAGGCTGGGCTAGAACCTGTTTGTTTCATGGACAGCGTTTGTGGTTTGGTGGATCGCGTGATTTGCCAGCACATTTGTTCAGTTCAAAGGTCGCTAGCTTTTTTAATTTTGATACTGGCGAGGCATTAGACGATGAAAGCATCCAAGCACCAATTGCATCGGATCAAGTCAATGCTATTCAGCATTTGGTATCAGCGGGTCATTTGCAGGTATTTACTGACCAAGCTGAATTTTATTGTCCTGAAAGCGAAAACTCGCCTTTGGTTCCGTCAGACTTCAATATTCGCAGACAGTCTTCGTATGGCACAGGCGATGTACGCCCGGTTCCGTTTGACCGCGCAACACTATTTGTCCAAAACACTGGCAAGGTAATCCGTGAATACAAGTGGGAAGAAATTGAGGGTGGCTATACGCCTAATGCAATTTCGTTAATTGCATCTAATCTTCTCGATTCTAATGGGATTGTGGATTCTGCTGTAATTTATGGTTTAAAGAATCGACCAGAACAGTTTGCATTTTTCTTGAATGCTAATGGAACGCTAGCTGTTTATCATGCTGCGCGTAATGAACAGATTTCTAGCTGGTCCAAGTGGGAAACCGATGGACAGATTCTTGATCTAGCTGCAATAGAAGGCGAATTATTTGTTTGTGTTAAGCGTACCATTAACAATGTTGACAAGTATTACCTTGAAAAGTTTAGTGAAGATGTAACTCTTGACTGCGCAAAAACAGTAACAAGTGGAACATTAACAAGTTCATTTTCTGGATTTACTCATTTAGCTAGTCAAGAAGTGTCTGTTGTAGCAGATCACGAAGAAGCATCTGATGCTGATTACGCCAAAAATGCGTTTTATTTAGGCGAACAAACTGTAACTGCTGGCGGCGGAATCACCCTAACTGGCGGATATGAAACTTACATTGTGACTGCGGGCTTAAATTTTGATGCTACCGTCAAAACAATGCCTGTTGATTATGCTGCTGCGGATGGACAGATTACTGGTTTGCCCAAAAAAATCAGCACAGTTGATCTTATTTTGGATAGCACAATGGGTGTGGATGTTCGCGGAACTAGCTTGATTCTCCGCCGTGTAACAGGTGATCTTTCCAAGCCACCAACACCGATTACAGGCCGCTCTCGATTCTATTTGCTGGGCTGGGATAAACTAGGCCAAATTGAAATTCAGTCCACAGTCCCGCTTGAATTTACTCTGCTGGGTCTGATGATGGAGGTAGCGTTCTAATGGGTGTTGAAGCCGCAATTGTTGCCAGTGTAGCTAGCGCAGGTATTAGCGCATACACAGCAATTCAGTCTGGCAAATATGCTCAGGCTGCTGCCGAAGCTGAGGCTCGCCAATACGAAGAAGAACGCCGTATGGCTGTCTTGCAGGCGCAGGAAGAAGCCAATGAGCGTAATCGTGAATTGTTGCGTACTCAGTCCGAAAACCTTGCATTAGCTGCTGCCAAGATGGGTGTCGATCCTAATGAGTCGGCATCCTTCCTAGCATTAAAAGAATCTAATATTCAAGAAGCCGAGCGTGATGTTGGGGCTATTCGTTTGATGGGCGCAGCGCAGGCGGAAAAGTTTAAGCTGAGTGCGTGGAATGCCAAGATGTCTGGCAAGGCTGCCAAAACTGCATCTTACGGTCAGGCTGCTTCTTCGCTACTTGGTGGTTACAAAGACTACAAATACCTGAGTTCATAACATGGCAAAGCTGAAACGCGAAACACGCACTGAAACTGTTAAGCCAATCGGCATCGTACAGATGTCCGGTATGCGTGATGCCGCCAGAGGCTTGATGGAAACTTCCAAGACAGCACAAGAGTTTCAGCAATTCTTTACCTCGTATGGCGCAGAAAAGCTAAAGAAAAAGGCACAAGAAGATGCGTCTTCTATGCCAAGCCAGAAGCAACGCCGTGCTTTGTTGGATGACAAAAATCAGTACATTCCGGATTCTGATGGCAATCCAGTAGAGGCAGAGTTTTACACTCCAATCGAGGAGCGCGATGTTGGCCCATTTGGTTCTGCGTACAACGAGTCGTGGAACAAGGCTATCGCTCAAAGAAATCTGAATGCTGCTCGCGAAACTGCTACTCGTGCATTGAGTAATTTTGAAGCTGAGCGTTTGCAAGATTTGGATTACAAGCGTTTTGAAGCACAGTCAGAAGCTTACATTCGACAGACTGTTAATGATTTGCCGGGGCCGTTGCGCGGTCTTGTTGAAGAAGATTTGCGCACTAGGCAGAACGGCATATTTATTAACCTGCAACAGCAGAATCGTGATCGAACTTTTAGACAAAACGATGCGCTGCGCCAGACCCTTATTACACAGGGCATGGACAGACTTGTTAATAAACTATCTCAGTTTGGGTCAACTGATCCGGGTGCATTAAAAGAAGCAGGCAAGCTGGTTGATTTGCAGAATCAACGGTTAAGTCTAAATCAAATTAACCAAGAGCAATTCAATCTTGAAGTTGCAGCCATTGCAAACAAGTTTGCTGATGGTGCTGTAATCAATCAGATCCAATCTGGATTTCGTAGCGGTGACATCGAGCAGAGTCTTGCTGCATCACAAGCTATATCTGGACAGATTATTGCTGGCGATTTTCAGGTTGATGTTGCTGAGTATGATCCTGCTACAAAAACTTTTGTTCCTGTTCGCAAGTCAATTGCAGATGTTATTCCTGATCTTGGTGAACGCCAAACTTTGGCTGGTCAGGCATACGAGATTGCATACAGCAAGTACATTGCAATCAAAAACACCAATGCTGCTGCTGTTACTGCATTAACAAATGATTTGACCATGTTGGAAAACATGGCTACGCAGGCATCTATTTCTGGTGA